CAAGAGGGAGGCAAGGGCACATTGTCGAAAGACACGTGGCAGGGAGACGTTACGGTAGAGAACGAGACGCAGGCCCAAGCCAAGGCCAAGGGTGCGTTGAAAGAAAAAAACAAGGACAAAATAACGGGGAGCATCACCGTTGCGGGGAATGTCAAGCTGGTAGCGGGGATCAATATCGAGCTGACTGGCATCGGCAAGTTTTCCGGAAAGTGGCATGTGGTATCGTCGGCTCATGACCTCGATAATTCAAGCGGGTACGTAACCACGGCGACAATTAGAAAAATAGAGGTATAGGTATGTTTCGGCTGGGTATAATATCAGAGATCGGCGAGGGTGAGAACCTGGGCTATGCGCGTGTTTCGTTCGACGAGAACGAGATCGTTTCCGGCTGGCTGGCCATCCCGTCTATGGCTACCTACAAAACGAAGCACTGGATACCGGTCGAGGTAAATGCGCAAGTGCTGTGTTCAATGGACGAGAATTGCGAGCAGGGCGCCATTGTATTGGTACTTTGGAGCGATACGGACACACCACCCGACTGGGCTGGACCTGACACTATGGGCGTAAAATACGCTGACGGCGCCGAGGTGTTCTATGATGCCAAGGCGCATAAGTTGAGCGTGAACGCACCGGATTCCGAGCTGTCGATCGCGTGCAAAAAATTGAACGTCGAGGGTGAGGTGAACATCACGGGCGACACCACTGTTACCGGGGAGATCACCGCCAGCGTTGAAGTTACCGCCGGAACGCAGAAAATAAAATTAACAACACACAAGCACCCGACCAGTACAGGCGTGTCGGGACCGCCAACACCATAAGCGTATGCCCGTACAGAAATCAGCATTGAAAGCGGCGATCAAGGCCGCCATGCTCGCCGAACGAGACAAAACAGATAACCCCGAGGCGTCCGCCGATCGTATCGCCGAGTCCATCACGAACGCGGTGGCTGCCGCGATCGTCGAGGGGGTAAATACCGCCGTGATCACGCTGGCGAATACCGCCGGCCCAGTAACGGGAACCATAACCGCAAGCGCCGTATGATTGCACCGAACGACACACGAAACTGGCAGGTCAGCATGGACGATCCGGCGGCGATCGTCGAGGGGGTGGATGATATTGTACAGTCCATCAATATCATCCTGACGACCATCCCGGGCAGCGATCCATTGCGCCCGGAGTTCGGCAGCAACGTGTACCAATATTTAGATAAACCCCTGCCATCGGTGTTGGGAAAAATCATCTACGAAGCGACCACGGCCATCGGCCGGTGGGAAAAGCGCCTCGATGTAACCCGCATTTCCGCGAGCCGTAACGATGCCGCCCACACAGTTTTTAAGATCGAGGGCACGGTGGTAGGATCGGCAGAACAGATAACGATAACAACGATCATATAATGGCTATTGACAACAATATCCCAACATTCGTGGAACGTGATCCCGCCGTAATCATGGCGGAGAGCAAGGCAAAGCTGGAGGAGCTGTTGGGGCGTGAATTGCAACCTGCCCAAGTCGAGCAGTTGATCCTCAATTTCGTGGTGTTCCGCGAAACGCTACTTGTGAACCGCTTTAATGCGGGTATGCGGCAAATGCTCTACCAGTTCAGCACCGCGCCAATCCTCGATTACATCGCGGGTTTGGTGGCCGTCGAGCGTTTGCCGGCGGCCAGTGCTGGGTGTACCGTCCGCTTCACTCTTGTTGCAGGGCACGGCTCCGTTTTGATTCCCGAGGGAACCCGCGTATCGAGCAGCGACGGTTTGGCGATATTCCGCACGATCGACGACGCCATAATCGCCCCCGCCACTATGACCGTAGAACTGTCCGTTTTGGCCGACGTTGCGGGCAAGGTGGGGAATGGTTATGCCGTCGGTACGATTAACAAAATACTGGACCCGCTGGCGTTCGTATCGACGGTAGAAAATATCGACGTCACGGGCGGAGGTTCCGATGTGGAGAGCGACGCGCAGCTCCGTGAGCGCATCAAACTGGCGCCATCGCAATATTCATCGGCAGGATCTCGGTCGAGTTACAAGTTTTACGCGAAAAGTGCCAACGCCATGATTACCGACGTGTCCGTGTCTTCGCCGGTACCCGGTAGTGTGTTGATCGTTCCACTGACGAATGAAGAGGAAACGCCCGCGCAGGTGATTACGGATGTGTACAACGTGTGCAACGCTGAGAATGTGCGGCCGCTCACGGACACGGTAATCGTATCGGCGCCGGAGCGCGAGGATTATGCGCTCATGGTGGACGTGGTGCTGTACGACGGCGCCGATGCCGCGACCGAGCGGGCAAGTATCACCAGCGCCTTGGAAGATTTTGCCAAGGAGAAGCGGGCAAAGCTCGGTTTGGACATCATACGGTCGCACATTGCCCAAGCGTGCCGGTTGTCCAGCGTGTACGACGTTACGGTCGTCGCGCCGGCCGCAAACCTGATCATATCGGACGAACAATTTCCAAATTGCACGGGAATAACCGTGAACGTAACAGGATTTAGCCGTGGATGACAAAAACGTCATAGCAAGCGCGATCAGCGACAACGAACTGGCACGGGCCTTTTCGGAAATGGTGGCCGACCGATGGGACAACTGGGACCTATCGGAGTTCCTGCCGTACTTGGTGGACACGGTAGCCCCGAGCGCCTTGCCGTATCTTGCCGACCAGTTCGACATCGACGGGTTGCAAGGATTCGGAATGGCAGAGACCGAACAGCAACAGCGGGACATCATTAAGAAGTCCATCGCGCTGCACAAGTTTATCGGTACGCCGTGGGCTATTCGCGAAGCGTGCCGCACGGTGGGGTTCCCGATCGTCATTTTGGAGGAGGGCGTAACGGCTCTGCCCGGCGGCCCTGAAAGCCCCGAAGACTGGGCGCGGTTCCGCGTATTCGTTGAGGCGGATGATAGCCGCCACATCACCGCCGAGGAGAGCCGAAAAATACACCTGTTCGTCGAGTTCTATAAAAATGAGCGGTCGCACCTGGTCGAAGTAGGCTATTATCAGAGAATCGAGGCCAGCGAAATAGTCTTCAACACCAACGACTGGCTGAATGTTGAAGTTACCACCCGCCGACGTGCATTCTCGGCGGGGTTTAATCGTGGATTCAAATAAAAAGGCAAGAATATGGCAAAAAAAGAGGACTTAAAGGGGCTGCTTGAGCAGTATTTCCCGAACAACGACACGGGCGAGATCACCGAGCCGAAGATCAGAGAGTTTTTGGGCAAGGTGATAGACTTGATCCCCGAGATCGCCGGTGGTGATCTCGCCGGTACGTACCCGAGTCCGACGGTTGGCGCGAAAAAGATTACCGCTGCAAATATAGCCGATAAAACTATTACAGCGTCCCAAATCGCAGAGGAATCATTGAACGATGAGAGCATTTTCGCCGACGAAATAATCACCGGTCGGGTCATACAGAAAAATGCAATAACTGCGGAGCTACTTGAAAGGACTTTAGCGCCGTGTGTTGTGGAAGGTATTAAAAATATCAGCATATCCAACATTCTCACAATTCCGATAACTGATCTTTTTACATATAATACCGCAAATGGAAAATGGCAATCAACGATAGTTAATATTACGAATGCAACATCGTCAGGTAATAATGCAGACCTGGAAATAAATTGCGGCGACATCGGTATCGACAAAGTAAAATTCAGCCAAATGCCTGCGATAATTCCTGTTATAATTATATCGGATGGCGATATTATTACTGTTAATGTATCAGTAAAAAGTGAGTTTAAAGGTCATAGTTATAAATCCGACAATATAATCCTTGTCTCACAAGGTGGATATGTAAGCCTTATGTTGGCTAAAACGAATATTGGATATTTTGTAATAGGGTCAAACAATCGTACAGATTTCTAATTATGAAGCAGATCGTAAAACCAATAGACGGCGTCCTGCATTTGATCGCCTACGACCAGCAGGGACGTGAGTTGTGGAGCATGCGCCAAAGCAACCAAATCGTAAACGGGGCCTATGAAATCGCCGCCGAGGCGCTGGCGGGCATGCCGAATGCGGCCATTTCCAAGGTCGCGGCGGGAACGAACGGAACCGCGCCGACCGAGGGCGACACGTCCATCACTGACCCCACAATCGTGGAGGTGCAGACGGTCGAGTACCCCGCGCCCGACACCGTGCGTTTCAATTTCACCTTTGGCTACATGGACGGCGCGGGAAAATCCATTTGCGAATTTGGGCTGCTGGCGGCCGATGGGCGCTTGTTCGCACGCAAGGTTAGGCAGCCGATCGATAAAACCGAATATATGACTATCAAAGGCTCGTGGGAGATCAGCGGCGCCGGCATGGCGAAAATGCCCGTGGAGGCACCAAAATATCCCATCACACTCACAATCGACAACTACAAAACCGGAGACATAGCGGATGAGGGGATATACCCGATCGTATCACTTTATGGCGTGGAGGAAACCGACAATGTGGCCGACTACAAGATTTATCTTTTCCGCCGCATCAAAGGGCGCTACAAGTTTTTAGAGAACGGCAAAAAGGTGCGTAAAATATCCAAGGCATGGAGACATCCCAAGCATGGTTTGCCTATCGGGCAGGTGCAAGATACCGCGTTTACACCCATCCGTTTCGCAGGTAATACGCTTGGCGATACGATAACCGAATTTGGCATAGAAAAATTTAAGGAGTCGACGCTGGTCAACACAAGCGCGGGCAATCTCCGTGCAGATTTCGGCCACATCGTGGGTTGGATGTTCTCATACGATTCGGCGCTTAAAAATACCCGCATATCTTTCGGCCTGAACTATAATCTTGAAAAGGCGGATTTTGATAACCCTGAAACGGTCGAGAAAGATTATAAAAAATTCCCGATAAAAAACCTCGGATTTGCGGTGTTCAAGAATGGGGTTCAGGTAAGTGATATAACCGAATTTCAAGTATTGTGTAGCGCCTCATACGGAGAATTAGAGTACGCGATTTTGACCTAATAATGCCCTGGATTTGCCCCGTCGGTTTTTGCCATGGGGTTGACGAGGCGGTTTTTGCCACTCGAATGATCCGGCGGTCTTTAAGAGAACGATTAAACTATTTTAGCCCTGAATTTATCCCGTCGGTTTTTGCCATGGGTTTAACGAGGCGGTTTTTGCCACTCGAATGATTCGGCGGTCTTTTTGAAAAAATATGTGGGGAAATATGGATTGGACAACGATCATTAGCGCGGCAGTGGCCGCGATTAGTGCGGGCGGAGGTATTGGGATCTTCTTTGACCGGAAGCACAAGAAAAGGGCGGCCGAGCTGGCCAATGAATCCACCGTATCGTCGCAGTGGAAGGAGTTGTACGAGCGATCCGAGGCAAAGGTCAATTCCCAAAGCGACAAAATCGAGGGCCTATACAAGACGATCGGAGACTTGCGTTCACAAGTCAATGGTTTGACGTCTCAAAGAGCCGTATTAACGCTGTATAAGTGCTGCAAGGTGAATTGTCCCGACCGCGAACCACCATTTGGATCACAAGAAAACCACACCAAAAACCACGAACAACATGAGTAAAGAGCAGATCGAATTTGTCAAAAAAGTGTACCCGGCGGCGGCGCGACTGGCCGAGGCCGGAGGGGTTAATCCTCTTTTCGTGACCGCGCAGGCGGCGCTGGAAACGGGCTGGAAAATCAGAGGGATCGGCAACAACATTTTCGGAATAACGAAAGGGAGCTGGACCGGTCCCGTATCGCTGGAGTTGACAACCGAGTACTTCAAAACCCCGACCGTGACGTTCAAGGCCCCCGAGCGGGTCGTGTCGGTCGATCAGGTTGCGCCCGATCGGTACAAATATCGCGTGTACCGTCTTTTCCGTGTGTATCCGACCGTGGACGCATGCCTCGACGATCACCTGGCATTGCTGAAGAAACCGATGTACGCCGACGCGTGGCCCTATCGGAACGATGCCAAGGAGTACGCCCGCCGCCTTGTGGACAACACGGGCGCAAAATATGCCACGGCGCCGAATTACGCCGCTATTATGGCCTCGGTGATCGACACCGTGGCAAACATCGTAAAATCACTTTAACCATGAGAAAAGTCTATTACAACAGTCTTGCGGCCCGCCTACTTTTATGGCGTAAAGGCTACGAAACAGCCATGATTTTCGGCTTCATCTGCACGAAGCGCAAGAGGGCACAGCCGTTGAGTTCAAAATCGGTGAACCACGAGGCCATCCACGTCGAGCAATATATGGAGGTCACCGCCACGGCGATGGTCGTCGCCTTTGTTCTGTCCTTGGCGTTCGGCTGGGCCGTTTGGCCGTTCATCGTGGCGCTCCTGCTCTACTACGTCATCTACTTTGTAGAGGCAGGGATTTCGTGGGTATTCAACGCCGTGCGGCGGAAACTCTCGGCGACAGCGGCGGCGGATGCGGCCTATTACGCCTCCATGTTTGAAATGGAGGCACACGCTAACGAGGGGGATAACCAGTACATTTGCGGCCGCAGATCGTTCAACTGGATCCGTTACTTCGGCCGAGTATGAAAAAGTATCTGATTGTTGCGTCGGTGGCGCTGGCCATCATTGCGGCGCTCGTGATCCTGCTGCTGCAAAATAAAAGGTTGCGGCGGGAGCGGGACGCATACCGCAACAACACCGAGGTGTTGCTGGGAGAGATCGAACGCTACGAAACAAAGAGCGGCGAGCAGGCCGTCCGGGTGGGTGAGTTGCAGTTGCGGGTGGCGGAATTGGAGCGGTACCGCGCCGACGATGCCGCATTGATCAAAGACATGGGGGTCAAAAAACGGGAGCTGGAGCAGTTGACCAAGGTGCAACAGCAAACCATCTACCGCTTGCAGGGGCAAGCTCGTGATACCGTTTTTGTCGAGGTAACGCCCGACGGGTCCGCCGAGGTTCCGGCGAGGTGCGCCGAACATCACGACGAATGGCTCGATTTCTCGTGCTGCATTTTCCCCGATAATAGCTACAAGGCCGAGATCAACAGCCGCGACCGGATTACCTATGTGGAGCGTGTGCAGTACGCCCGGTTCCTCGGGTTTCTTTGGCGCACGAAGCGCGTAAAGTCCCGCGACCAGTCCATCGTCAACCACAACCCGCACGCCGAAATTATCGACGCAGAATTTATAACGATACGGAAATAAATTGTCCTATCTTTGTGCCGGCGTGGGATGCCGTCAAATGGGCGAAATTCCGCATTTGATTTTCGAATGTTTTACGCTTTGAAATTTATTGCGGTGATGTGTGTTTGTAAGCGGCTATAATAGAAGATGTTAGTATGTTATATCGGATTGGTATAGGCTTGCATGGCATGCAAGAGGTCACGAGTTCGAGCCTCGTATTCTCCACCAAACAAGAAACAGCCGCATGATTTCATGCGGCTGTTTCTTGTTTGATAGTATGTCTTTTATGGGCGGAGTTCGGACGCTTCCGTCGGAAGTTTTCCCGGCTGATCCCGAGGGTCAGTTTTTCAGGTATTCTACTGCCGCCAGACCGTCGTTGAGGGGATAGAGGCCGATGCTCAGCGATTTGTCTTCGCTTTCATATACGTACATTCTTTGTCCCGGACGGTATTCGAGGTAGATGTACAGCTGCGAGAGGTAGGTGTGCAGGTCGTCGATGTACAGGTCTGAAAGTATCGATCCGCAGGAATATACTTTGTTGTCTTCGAATATATATATGTACTCTTTGACGATGCCCTTGCCTTCGAAATACAGCGAGGTTTCCGATGCTCCGCTGTAGGCGTAGGGCACCGAAGCTTTCACTTCCTCCCGTGTCTTGCCGTACATGAATACGGGAGCTTCGTATTCCCTCAAAGTGGGAGGTGTGTTGTCCTTGTTCTCATCGTCGTTGCATCCCGCGAATCCCAGCATTACGGCCGCGAAAGCGAATAGTAAGAATTTTTTCAT